CTGGCACTACAAGCTGGCGCGGCGGGCCGAACAAGGCGCGTCCGGCTATGCCTACGCCAAGCTGACCGCTTACGACGCGGTTAAGGGCGGCGTAATTAAGCTGGAGGAGGTAGAGGACGCCAAACGCACCCTGCCGGAACAGGTGTTTAAGGAGCTTTACCTTGCCCAACCGTCAGAGGACGAGGGCAACCCCTTTGGGTTCAACCATATCGCCGCCTGTCTAACGCCGGAAATCTCGACCGAGAAGTGCGTGGCTATCGGGATCGACCTTGCCAAGTCGCATGACTGGACCGTGGTTATCGGGCTTGACCGCTACGGGGCCGTCTGTGGCTTTGAACGGTGGCAATCAACATGGGAAATGACCGAGTCCCGCATCCTTGGGCTAATAGGCCATGTGCCAACTTTGGTTGACTCCACCGGCGTCGGCGACCCCATTGTGGAGCGGCTGCAACGCTCTCGACCAAGCGTGACCGGCTTTAAGTTCTCGTCGCAATCAAAACAGCGCATCATGGAAGGATTAGCCCTTGCAATCCAACAGCAACGTGTGCGCTTTCCAGATTGTCAGATTCGTGCTGAATTAGACGTGTTCGAATATGCCTACACAAGGACCGGCGCGGTCTATAGCGCGCCCGAGGGAATGCACGACGACTGCGTTTGCGCCCTCGCCCTCGCGGTCCAGCAATACTCCGACATTTATCAAACGTCGGGCTCAATCCTGCCTGATGGCGTGCCGCGAATCAGTCCTTGGGTAAGCGCCGACAACCGTGGAGATTACTGATGACTGACGAAACGATCAAAGAATTGAAGTTTGACACTGGCGTCATTGGCACGACCGGCCTGCGCCAATTCGGCGGTTACATCCAAGAAGAAATCCTCAAAGAGCTTCGGGGGCAACTTGGCGCGCGCGTCTACCGCGAAATGGCCGACAACGACCCAACCGTGGGCGGGATGCTCTTTGCCATCACAACCCTGATTCGTCAGGTCGAATGGACGGTGCAGGCTTCGGATGACTCGCCAGAAGCAGAGGCCGCAAAGTGCTTTGTGGAAGAAGTCATTGCCGATATGTCCGTCCCGTGGGCTTCGGTCATAACTGAAATTTGCTCCATGTTTGTCTACGGGTTCGCCCCTATGGAAATCCTCTGGAAGCGGCGCGGCGGCAATGAGGGAACCGACGCAACCCGCAAGTCCGCTTATAGCGACAACAAGATTGGCCTCCGGGCCTTGGCGCTGCGCTCACAAAACACAATTCCAAAATGGCAGATTGACCCCGAGGACGGGTCGATTGACGGTATGTGGCAACAGCCATGGAACGGCGGGATGGTCCTGATTCCAGAGCAAAAGATGCTCCTGTTCCGCACGACCGAGGAGCGCGGCAATCCCGAGGGCCGGTCACTACTGCGCAACTGTTACCGCCCTTGGTACTTCAAGAAGCGCCTAGAGGAGCTAGAGGCTATCGGCGCAGAGCGTGACCTTGCGGGTCTGCCGATTGCTTACATCCCGGGCCAATACCTTGCTCAAGGTGCTGACAACATCGACAAGGCTGCGGCTGCCGAATTCAAGCGGCTAATTACGTCAATTAAGCGCGACACTCATGAAGGAATCGTTCTGCCCTCGACCCGAGACGCAAACGGCAACCTTCTGTTTGATATTAAGCTGCTTTCAAGCGCCGGTTCGCGCCAACATGATACCTCCAAGATCATCGACCGCTATGACAAGCGCATTGCGACGACCGTGTTGGCTGACTTTCTGTTTCTTGGCCAAGGCTCGACGGGCTCGTTCGCGCTATCCAGTGACAAGACCTCCGTCTTCGCCACCGCTATTGGGGCGTTCACCAAGTCGATTGCTGACGTGCTTAACCGGCACCTTTTGCCGCGTTTGTGGCAATTAAACGGGCTCGGCGTTGAAACCATGCCGCTCATGGTCCCCGGCGACCTTGAAAAGCCTGACCTTGGCGTCCTAGCCGAATTTGTCACCAAGCTCGCAAGTGCCGGTGCGACCATGTTCCCGGATCGGGAGCTTGAAAACGCCCTGCGCAGTGCCGCTGGCCTGCCGCTAGCGCCAGAAGAGGGCGTGGATGATATGATGGAGGCCGAAGACCCCTTAAACCCGCCCACGGCCTCCACAGAGGCCGCAGTGGCTGACACAGAGGACGCCTGATCATGTCAGACCCTATTAAACTAGTTCGCGGTGACAATCGGCCTTACATCAAGGTCCGCTTAATCCAAACAGACGGCACCGTGCTTGACGTAAGCGCGGCTGAGGTCGTGGTGACAATCAACCTTCGCAGCGTCACGACCGAGGATATCCTTTCGGTGCTGCCAACGGTTAAACTAAACGGCGGAGTCGGTGGGGAGGTGCGCTTCAACGTCCCCGGGTCGACGCTAGATATGGCTGCCGGGACTTACGAGGGCGAGGTCGTGGTTAGCTTCAATGGCGACAAACAAACCGTTTACGACCGCCTAAAGTTTCAGGTTCGCAACCGCTTTGGAACGTGACCGATTCGTCGTACCATTGACTTCAACTTCGCCGTCTGTCTTTTCGTAAACCATAATCAACGGGATTCAGAGTTATGGCCGATAACACAACCACCAACCCGGGCTCTGGCGGCGACAGTATCGCCACTGACGAATTGGTCACCATCAATGGCGTGGCCGCAACCGGCGGCGTAAAAATTCAGCGAGCCAAGGTGACCTTTGGCTCTGATGGTGATTCCCGAGACGTTGATGCGGCAAACGGTTTGCCAGTCGTGGCCACCGGTGAATTGCTGGAGGCCATGCAAGACCTCCGCCTTGCCATCTTTTCGCTTGTTCACACGATTGGCCAAGTGCTTCCAGACGCCCTAGGCCGTCAACGTGTGGTGGTTGACGCAATCACCGGCGCACTGACCCTTGCAACCGTCACAACGGTCGGCACAGTCACAACGGTCGGCACAGTCACAACCGTTGGCTCGGTGACCAACCAAACCCAAATAGGAGCGTTTAACGCCCCTGATCAAATTCCCGCGCTGATGCGCATGAGCGCAGACAACGTAACCCGCAACGTAATCGTTTCGTGAGGCACCAATGGTAACTACCGTAACCAACCGCAAGCTCTTAAATCTAAAGCGTTGGGAGTTTGCGACTCCTGCTCCAGTGGCGTCTACCGCTGCGACGGCAATCATTTCTTCGCGCCACTATCGCCAACAGCAGCTAATGGTTCAAGCCGCTACGGTCGCTTACCTTTACTCGCCGCTGGAAGACGGATGGATGCAGCTTCCCTCCCCTGCTTTGGCTGGCACATGGTCAGCGGGCGGCGCTGGTGTTGCAAGTGCAGTCTCCACCGGAACCGCCACAACGGGTTCGACCCTGACCGCAACTGGTGGCACAACAACAACGATTATTACCAACCAAACCTTGGCTCGTGACGTTCGTGGCTACTCCGTTCACATTGTCAGCGGTCCAAACGCAGGCGTCACGCTGCCAATCGTCAGCAATACGACGGGTGCAAACGGTGTTCTCACGGTTGCCGTTCAAGCGGCGGCGTTTACTGCCTCAACTGTTTATCGCCTGCTGACCCCTGTCTGGTATGTCGTCGGCGCTGGTACGCTGGCCGCTGGTTCATTCCGCAAATATGACTTTGCAACCAACACTTGGACCACGCTTTCGCAAACCAATCTTCCAGCAACGATTGCCACTGATGGCCGGTTAATGTCCACCCCATCTTGGATGGACTTAAACTACCTGACCTTTGCAACCGGAACCGCAAGCTCTGCTTCGGCAACCACTCTGGTCAATTCTGCAAAGACGTGGACAGTCAATCAATGGACTAACTATCAAGTTCGAATCGTCAGCGGCACGGGTGCAGGCCAAGTGCGCTCTATTGCGTCAAACACTGCAACCGCTTTGACCGTGGCCACATGGACAATTACGCCGGACGCGACTTCGGTCTACACAATCGAGGGAAATGACGACTTCCTCTACTATATCGGCAACAACGCCGTCACCATGTACCGCTTTCAAATCAGCACAAACACATGGAGCACCCTGACACCAACGCTGGCGCGCGCGGGCGCTCCTTCTACGGGCATGTCGGGCCACTGGGTTTGGGGTTCAACCGATACGGATTGGACCAACGAAAGCAGCATAAAGAATGGCCGATACCTATACAGCTTCCGCGCTGGTGCGGCTGCCGGTAACCCGCTCGACTATTACGATATTGCGGCAAACACTTGGGTCAACGCCGTCACACACAGTCCGGCGACCGAAACCCTGACCACCGGCACAAAATATATCTACAACGGCAACTTCCTTTACATCCAAAAGGACGCAACTGGCCGCTGGTTCCGATATAACTTTGTCACAAGCGAAATGGATGGCCTAAACACCATGCTTTACACGCAAGGTGCGGCGGTCATTGGAGACACAGCGTTTGACGCTACCTATTTCGACGGTGCGACCTCCATCGTTTATCTTTACATGCTGTTGAACACGTCAACGGTTATGCTCCGGCAAATGGTGATCTAAGTGACCATTCATGAAATTCTTGTCACCTTGCAGGCGAAGCTCGTTCAATTGAGCACGCTTCGCAACGCAGCGGCTCAGATCGGAAACATCGACCAAATGATGAAGTATGATTCAGAGATCAATGAAACGACCTCAACTGTCGAAGCGATAAAGACGCTCCTCTAAAATGCTGCTGCTGCTCCTTCGCAATGGGTCGGTCAGCCTAGCCGGTTCGGCTGCTGCCGGGTCCGCTGCGAACGGCAATGTTTCAGCCAACAAGCTGATCAGCGGAGCCGCGCCTTCTGCGTCCAGCGCGGTCGGCGCGCTTGCTGTTCTGGTTTTGGCACAAGGTAGCGCTGCGGCGCTGGCTTCCTCTAACGCCGACCTAAATATTGTTGTTTCTGCAAACCTAGCCGCAACCTCTGCTGCGGAATCTGTGGCAACCGGTGATCTTTCCCTGCTGGTGTCGCCGCAGGGGGCCGTAGCTGGCGTCGTGGCGGGTTCCGGCTCGCTTTCCAATACCATTGCACTCCAAGGCGCTGTTGCGGCTGTAGCGGCCTCTGCGGGCGCGTTGACCAACACGGTAAACTTGGCTGCATCGGCGCAGGCGGTAGCTGTCGCTAGCGCCACGGCGACCGTTGTCGTTTCGGCTGGCCTTACTGCCGCGTCTTCTTTGGTTTCGGTGGCCACGGGTGCGCTAACTCAGTCGGTCCCAATTGAAGGTGCCGGAGTCGGCACGGCATCGGTCACCGGCGCGCTGCTAGTTTCTGAATTGCTCGGGTCATCGGTCGCCGGGGTATCGGTGGCCACGGGCGCATTGGCCACGACAAAGGTTATGGCCGCATCTGTGGCCGCTGCCTCTGTTGCAGCGGGCGCGCTCACTCAATCGGTCTCAATGCAAGGCACCGTGGCTGCCATTGCCGCCACTACAGGCGCGCTTCTGGTCTCGGAATTGCTGGGCACGTCTGTCGTGGGTGCTTCGGTGGCCATGGGCGCGCTTACAGTGCCCAAGGCCCTTGCGGCCTCTAGCGCAGCGCTCGTTGCCGCAACGGCTAATCTGTCTGCAACGGTTTCGGTCGATCTAGCCGGGGCCATTAGCGTTACCTCGACCACCACTGCCGCGCTTTCTGCGTCAAAAACGGTCGCAGGCTCGGTCGCGGCTTTGGCTTCTGCCACTGCTACGGCAACCAAGTCGGCAAATGTTGCCGGTGCGGCATCGGTAGAGGCGACGGCGAGCGCCAGCATGACCATTGTCAAGCTCTTCGCTGCGGCTGCCGTGGCAACTGTCACAACCTCAAGCGCGCTGGTTAAGGCGTGCCTGCTTGGGGGTGACGTTGCTGGATTCGCAAGCGCAATGGCCGTGGCCTCGACGGGCAAGCCGCTTGAAGGTCTAGCCGCTGCTTCTGCCGAAATTCAAGGCGCGCCAATAACGCTAATTTTCTTAAACGGCGCGCTGCAAACGGTGATATTTGCGTCGCTATATGAGCCGTTTCTTGTCATCATTGGGAATCTAAGCGTCGAAGTTGAATATGCGTCTCTCTTAAGTGAGGCCACGGCCTCTTACATTTTCGCTGAAGCTGTGCCGCTGCTTCTGGAAGATGTTTAGGGGTGACCGGGCCATGATCTATCTTGTTCGCGGCGATTCCAAATCTTTCATCAAAGTTTCGTTCAAGGACGCTAGCGGTAAGCCTCTGAATTTGTCGGGTGACGGCTTTGTTGTGACTGTGACTTTTCGATCACAGGAAACCAATCAAATCGTTTACATAGTGACGGCTCAAAAAATCGCAAATGGCGTTGACGGCAGGGTCAAATTCAACCTTCCCGGCCTAAATGACGGGGCTGTGGCTGGAAAGTTAGATGGCCAAGTTAAGATTGACTTTGACGGCGACGTCCAGACGATTTACGAAAGAATATCAGTTTTTGTGCGCGAACCGATCAGCTAGGAGATTCCCATGGCCGCAATGAGCGACTACCTCGAAAACAAAATCATCGACTGGCTGTTTCGTGGCCAGACCTACACCCCTCCTGCAGGCATCTACATTGGCCTGCTGACCTCTGCTCCCTCCGACACCGGCGGCGGCACTGAAGTCTCCGGCAACAACTATTCCCGCGTCAACCTTGCGCCGTCGCTGGCCAACTGGGCTGGCACGCAAGCCGCAGCTTCAACCGTTGCTTCGACCGGCACCTCGGGCACGACCTCGAACAACGCCGCAATCACCTTCCCAACGCCTTCCGCGTCTTGGGGCACGGTTACGCACTTTGCGGTCTACGATGCGACCACGGCTGGCAACCTCCTGTTCTGGGGCGCGCTGACCATTTCAAAGACCATCAACCAAAGCGACGCGGTTTCCTTTGCGGCTGCTTCCCTGTCGGTGCAAATCGACAACTAATCTAATGGGGTTCATGCCGTGGTAGCGTTTAACGCGGCGGCATTTAATAAAGCCGTCTTTAATGGATCGGCGACCTCTGGCGTAGAGCTTGCCTCTGCGGTCTTAGGAACAGCGACGGCGGCTGGTGAAATCACAAAAGTGGTTTCGCTAGCCGCTTTTGCTATTTCTAGCTCTACCGCCACCGCAAATGCTAGCGTTGCATGGTATCTCGCCGGGGCGCTTACTGACTCCGCGTCCGCAACGGGCGGGCTATCGCAGACCGTGCTTTTGGCTGGCGCTATCCAAAGCGTTTCGGCTGTTTCCGGCGATATAAGCCTATCCAAACCAATCGCTTCAAATGCCGCGTCTGTAGCAACCGCTGCGGCTGATATTTCCAAAAATTATGTGCTGGCTGGCTCTGCGCTGGCAGTGGTCACCGCAACCCCCGCAGTCACTGTTTCGGTGATTCTGTCTGGTTCAGTTTCTGTCGCTTCCGCTGTTCAAGGTTCTATAGCAGTCAGCATTCCGCTTGTTGCAAGCGTGGCAACGCTGGTTTCCGCGTCAGGTTCAATTGCTACCGCCACAACCTTAGCCGGGGCTGCTGTTGTCACCTCCACTGGCGCGGGAGCGCTCTCTCGAACGGCAACGCTGACCGGCACCGCAAGCGCACTGGCGACCGCTTCTGGTTACGAGACCGTAGCGTGGGCCATGAATGGTTTCGCCGCATCAAGCGCGGCGATTGCGGGTTCGATTGACCGCGCGACCCTGTTGGCCGGGGCGCTAACCGACTCCGCTTCTGCATCAGCCATGCCGTCGCTAACAATGCCGCTTGCTGGCGCGGCTGTGTGCTCTTCCGTTGTGGCTGCCAACATGGCGCATGGCGTCACCTTGGCTGCCGCGTGCTCTGCAGTTTCTACCGGGTCGCTTGATCCTACGGCAATTATTGCCCTATCGACCGGCACCGTTGCAGTAGTTTCAACTGCCTCTGCCGACCTGTCCAAGACCGATTCCCTATCGGGCTCGGTAGCCGCTCTTACTACGTCAAACGGGGACGCCAGTATCGGCAAACCCGTGACGGGAATCACCGCTACGGCAAATGCCACGGCTAGCGGCGCTGCTACGGTGGCATGGTATCTGCTCGGGGCCGCTCAATCTGTCTCGACGGCTAATGCCGCAATGACCCGCGAAGCCCCGGTTTCTGCGTCCGCTGTTGATTCCGTTGTTGCTGGGCCCGCCCTTGTTGACGTTGGCAAGCCTCTGGCCGGTTCGGCTGCTGCTGCTTCCTCGGTCACTGCTGATTTACTAATTAACAAAGGTCTCTCAGGAGCCTTGCTGGTGGCCTCGGCGGTCACGGCGGGCCTTTCTGCCGGTGTTGTCCTCGAAGGCGCTGTGGCAGGCTCTGTGGCCGCTGTTGGCAATGCTTCGCTGTCGGTTGACCTTGCCGGAACCGCCGCTGATGTTTCTGCCGCTGTTAGCGCTGCTTCTATCAGCAAAACCATAACCGCTGACTCACAGGCGACAACGACGGTTGCTGGGAGCATATCGGTTCCCAAGGCCCTTGACGGGGCTTTGGTAATTTCCAGCGCGGCTGCTGGTAACGCGTCTCTGTTTGTTGGGCTGGCCGGTTCATCTACAATCATTTCGTTTTCTGCCGGTGCCGCCTTGGCGGACAAAGGGCTTTCTGCCGCTTCGCAGGCAACCGCCACTCTTGTTGGCGACCTATCTGTGCCCAAGGCCCTTGAGGGGGCTGTAGAGGGCTCTGTCGCGGCCTCTGGTGGCCTCTCTCTGGTGCCCGGGCTTACAGGTGCCGCAACGACCTTGGCAACCGCCCAAGCCAACGCCTCAAAGGATGCGCCGCTTGCTGGTTTTGCGAATGCTGAAGCTGTTATGGCCGGGGCCCTTGGCATCACCGCGACCCTATCGGCTAGCGTTGACGCGACCGCATTTGCAGCGTCCGATCTATCGCTCACGGCGGCATTGTCTGGCCTTTGTTCAGTAGCCACCACATGCGTTGTGGATGTTGGAGTGGCGCACGTCTTCGAAGGCGCGGCAGAGTGCTCCACGTCAGCCACCGGTGATGCTTCCAACGTGGTTGCGCTGTTTGGTTCTTCCAGCGCAACGGTAGAGGCGGCTGGTGACGCTCTGGTATCGGTTATTCTGGCCGGATCGGCTCTGATTGATAGCACCGCCCAAGGGGACACCTTCCTTGATAAGGGCCTAGAAGGGACCGCCGCGTCCAAGACTGAAGCGGTGGCGACCACCTCTAACGTGGTTCAATTGTTCGGCAACTCCGCTTGGGAATCGTCGGCATCCTCTGTCATTCTGGTTGAAACGCTTGCCTCTGGTAATGCTGCCGCTTGTGCAACTGCCTCTGCAACCGTTACAAGCGCACAGCGTCTTGTTACCGGTTTAATAATTATGACTGTCGAGCCGGTTCTTTTGAACATGGAAGTCACCGCAGACGGCGCATCGGCACGCCCGGGCCTCGTAATCATCAATAAGGCGGCATAATGGCTATAAAATTTACCAACAATGCGCAGACCACTTTGGCTGCTGGAATCACCAACGTCGCGACTTCGCTAACCGTCGCCACAAGCGCTGGTGCGCTTTTTCCTGTCATTGCGTCGCCCGATTATACCTATGTCACAATCATCAACGCCAACACGCCCACGGTGTTTGAAATTGTGAAGGTCACAGCACGCTCTGGGGACGTTTTTACGATCACGCGGGCACAGGAGGGCACGACCGCGCAGGCGTGGGCGACCGGCGACAAGGTCGAGCTTCGACTCACCGCGTCGATGCTGGCTGAAGCTCTGGCCGAACGCCTTTCTGATAGCGGTGACACTCTTGGCGGGGACTTGGATTTTGCAGGCTTTAAGGCCATCGGTTCGCGCCTCCAGTCCTACAAGGAAACGGTTACTGCGGCCTCGTCGAGCACGGCCTACGCCGTTAATCTATCGACGGCCAACATTTTTAACGTAAGCATGACTGGCAATTGCACGTTCACCTTTACCAATCCCCCGGTTACAGGAATCGCCTTTAGCTTTATGCTAATCCTGCAACAGGACTCTACCGGTTCGCGAACGGCCACATGGCCTGCAACCGTCAAGTGGCCAAATGCCTCTGCTCCAACCTTGACCACGACGGCGAGCAAGGTAGATATCCTCAACTTTATCACCGTGGACGGTGGCGCGACCTATTACGGCGCGCTGTCTTTGGCAAATATGTAAGGAGCGGTAACCATGGCCATTTCTAAAATCGACGCAATCTACCTCTACACTGATATGACTTGGGAAGAGGGCGAAAAGACGGATAGCACACAGGCGCGCGCCTATCTCGACGCGGAAGGTGTTGAATATATTTTGCTCAATTATGCCGACCCGGCCCAACATGAAGACGCAACAAGTCCGCTGCGAACATGGGGCTTTATCGACGGCTATCATGACATCAAGGCGTTCCCTTTTGTGATCTACACAGAAGTTCACGACGATATGTCGATGACTAAATGGCCGAAAGTCCTTCTCTATGGCTTGGACGCCATTATCGAGTCGAACATCTCAGACCTCTATAAGCTCGGGAGGTAGGTTTGCCTCTTAGCCACCTCGGTGCCACAAAAAGCGCGAGTGGGAGCCTGACGTTTAACGCGCCGGGCACCTTCATCGTGCCTACGGGCGTCTACAGCGTCAACATTTCTGGCCGTGGTGGCTCGGGAAATGCTGGCAACGCAGGCAACCCGGGGACGGCTGGCACCATTGGCAACTCTGGCAATAACGGCGCAGGAGGAGCCGGTGGACCCGGTGGACTTGCTGGTAACTCTGGCACCATTGGCAACTCGGGAAATCCCGGGAATAACGGTGCTGGTGGGCCGGGTGGAAGCGCGGGCGTGGCTGGTAACTCTGGCGCAATCGGTAACGCTGGCAACACAGGAACAAACGGGGCTGGTGGGCCGGGCGGAAGCGCTGGTGTTGCTGGAAATTCGGGAACAATTGGCAACGCAGGAAACGCAGGGAATAACGGCGCTGGTGGGGCAGGCGGGCCGCGAGGAAACGCCGGAAACCCCGGGACCATCGGCAACTCGGGCAATCCCGGCAACAACGGCACGGGCGGTGCCGGTGGCGCAGGCGGTAACGCTGGAACATCTGGCGCAATCGGCAACTCAGGTAACCCCGGCAACAACGGTGCTGGTGGCGCGGGTGGTCCTCGCGGGAACGCTGGCAACCCCGGGGCTATCGGAAACTCCGGCAACGCAGGAAATAACGGCTCTGGTGGCGCTGGTGGCAATGGAGGTGCAGCCGGAAACCCGGGAGCAACAGGCAACGCGGGTAATCCGGGTAACAATGGCGCGGGCGGCTCTGGTGGCGCTGGTGGTGGCGGTGGCAATGGTGGTGGTAGTGGTAATAGCGGCGGCTTACCGGGCGGTGATGGATTCCCAAGCGGGTCTGGTGCTGCTGGTGGCTTTGGTGGCGGTGGTGGCACTGGAGGCGGAAGTGATGGTGGATTTGGTGGTAATGGCGGCTACGGCGTAACTGGAAATTCTGGTGGTGCTGGTGCGGCAGGCACAGCAG